ACGCTTAACAACAAAATCACAAAAGGGGTAGACATGTTCATCTGTAGAACAGAAATGTAACACCCCTAAAATGGATTCTGACAGAATTGTCTTCAAAGTTCATAACCAGCTGGTTTCTCTTAAGCCAGAGGTTATCTCTGATCAGTATGAATACAAATACCCTGCGATTGATGATAAAAAGAAACCCAGTATTACACTGGGAAAAGCCCCTGATTTGAAAACAGCATATAAGTCAATCCTATCAGGGATGAATGCTGCCAAGCTTGATCCTGATGATGTGTGCTCTTACTTGGCTGCGGCAATGGTATTTTTTGAAGGAATATGTCCTGAAGATTGGACTAGCTATGGGATAAACATTGCCAAAAAAGGAGACAAGATAACCCCTGCAGTCCTAGTTGATATACAAAGGACAAACACAGAAGGTAATTGGGCTCAGGCAGGAGGACAAGACCTTACTAGAGATCCAACAACACCGGAACATGCGTCTTTAGTCGGGCTCCTCTTGTGTCTATACAGGCTGAGCAAGATTGTGGGACAAAACACCGGGAATTACAAAACCAATGTGGCGGAGAGGATGGAGCAGATATTTGAGACTGCACCGTTTGTCAAAATTGTGGAACATCACACCTTGATGACCACCCATAAAATGTGTGCAAATTGGAGCACAATACCAAACTTTAGATTTCTGGCAGGGGTTTATGACATGTTCTTTTCAAGAATTGAGCACCTGTATTCAGCAATTCGTGTGGGAACAGTTGTGACTGCATATGAGGACTGCTCTGGGCTGGTGTCATTTACCACATTTATCAGACAGATTAACTTGACTGCTAGGGATGCTGTTTTGTACTTCTTTCACAAGAACTTCGAGGAAGAGATCAAGAGAATGTTCGAGCCTGGTCAAGAGACTGCTGTCCCCCATTCATATTTCATTCATTTTAGGTCCTTAGGTCTGAGTGGCAAGTCCCCTTACTCGTCTAATGCAGTGGGTCATACATTTAATCTGATCCACTTTGTCGGGTGTTATATGGGTCAGGTCAGATCACTCAATGCCACCGTCATACAAAGCTGTGCCCCACACGAGATGTCTGTGTTAGGAGGATATCTGGGAGAAGAGTTCTTTGGAAGGGGAACCTTTGAAAGACGATTCTTCAGGGATGAGAAAGAACTGCAGGACTATGAAGCCGCCGAGGCAACTAAGATAGATTTGGCATTGGAGGACGATGGAACCGTGAACTCAGATGATGAAGACTTCTTCTCAGGAGAGACCAGAAGCCCTGAGGCAGTTTACTCAAGGATCATGATGAGTGGGGGGAGGCTCAAAAAGTCTCACATCAAGAGGTACATCTCAGTCAGTTCAAACCATCAGGCCAGACCTAATTCATTTGCGGAATTTCTCAATAAGACTTATGCCAGTGATACAAGATAAACCCATTCATTCGTCAAGATTTAAGAATATTCAAGCTGATCTCAAAACATCCTGAAAAAAACTAACACCACTCCGTTGGTCCTCTCATCATCATGAGCAAGATCTTTGTCAACCCCAGTGCAATCAGAGCTGGTCTGGCAGATCTGGAGATGGCGGAGGAGACTATTGATTTGATCAATAGAACCATAGAGGATAATCAGGCCCATCTGCAAGGAGTCCCCATAGAGGTCGAAGCCCTTCCAGAGGATATGAAGAAGCTTCAAATTTCCGACCATCAACAAGGTCAACCATCCGGAGGGGCAACTGGGCAGGATGGGAGTGAGGAAGAAGACTTCTATATGACAGAGAGTGAGAACCCATATATTCCGTTCCAGTCATATCTTGATGCTGTTGGAATTCAGCTTGTTAGGAAGATGAAGACAGGAGAGGGATTCCTCAAGATTTGGTCACAGGCCGCCGAGGAAATAGTCTCCTATGTTGCCATCAACTTCCCCCTTCCTGCTGACAAAGAATCCGCTGAAAAGTCAACTCAGACTGTGGGGGAGCCTCTCAAGTCCAACAGTGCATCGAACACCCCCAATAAGAGATCAAAACCCTCGACATCGACAGATCTAAAGGCTCAAGAAGCGTCTGGCCCTCACGGCATTGACTGGGCAGCAAGCAATGATGAAGATGATGCATCTGTAGAGGCAGAAATTGCCCATCAGATTGCCGAAAGTTTCTCGAAGAAGTACAAATTCCCCTCCAGATCATCCGGGATATTTCTTTGGAACTTTGAACAGCTTAAAATGAATTTGGATGATATTGTCGGCGGGGCAAAGGAGATTCCGGGTGTAATTAGGATGGCCAAAGAAGGCAACAAACTGCCACTCAGGTGCATCCTAGGAGGTGTGGCATTGACCCATTCCAAGAGATTTCAAGTCCTAGTCAACTCCGAAAAGCTAGGCAGGATCATGCAGGAGGACTTGAACAAATACCTTGCAAATTAACTCACAACTAGTCACCTCAACTAGTTGTCATTGAAGCAGGTCAATGAATAATCATGAAAAAAACGTATAACACCACTGACAAGATGAACATTATCCGCAAGATAGTAAAGAGCTGCAAGGACGAGGAAGAACATAAGCCTAATCCGGTGTCAGCTCCTCCAGACGATGACGATCTGTGGCTCCCCCCTCCGGAGTATGTTCCTCTGGCGGAGATAACCGGCAAGAAGAACATGAGAAACTTCTGCATTAATGGGGAAGTCAAGGTCTGCAGCCCCAATGGATACTCATTCAGGATCCTACGACATATCCTGAAGTCATTCGAGGGTGTTTATTCAGGAAATAGAAGAATGATAGGTCTTGTCAAAGTGGTGATAGGGTTAGCACAATCTGGGGCCCCTGTTCCTGAGGGGATGAACTGGGTCTATAAAATAAGGCGCACCCTTGTGTTTCAGTGGGCTGAATCTTCTGGACCTCTGGATGGGGAGGAACTGGAGTACTCTCAGGAGATCACCTGGGACGATGACTCAGAGTTTGTAGGACTGCAGATCCGGGTAAGCGCAAGGCAGTGTCACATCCAAGGGAGACTATGGTGTATTAACATGAACTCAAGGGCGTGTCAGCTTTGGGCAGACATGTCACTGAAAACTCAACAGTCTAATGAAGACAAGAACACCTCCCTGCTTCTTGAATGACCATAACTAAACGCTCTGATCATATGGATTACCTCCACACCAAACCATGCACACGAGCACTCTCTTCCGTCTTTATGCGAGCAATAGATCAACATATGTAATGGTGCCTCACTATAGCTGCATACTCTTAATATATATAATCAGATACCTTCACATGTGAATCCACTGCAATGTGAAAAAAACATTCAACATCCCTCGAAAAAGCTCAAAAGCCATGTCGCTCCTCACTGCCGTTATTGCCTTTCTCTTCATTAGCACCTTCTGTTCAGGAAAATTTCCCATTTACACGATCCCCGACAAGATTGGGCCTTGGAGCCCCATTGATATAAATCATCTCAGCTGTCCGAACAACTTAGAGGTAGAGGATGAGGGGTGTACTACTCTCACCGCATTCAACTACATGGAACTCAAGGTAGGATACATAACATCTATTAAAGTCGACGGATTCACTTGTACAGGGGTGGTTACGGAGGCAGAGACTTACACGAACTTTGTGGGGTATGTGACCACAACATTTAAAAGGAAGCACTTTCGCCCTAATGTCAGCGCCTGCAGGGCAGCCTTTAGTTGGAAGACAGCAGGCGATCCGAGGTATGAGGAGTCATTGCACAATCCCTATCCTGATTCCCATTGGTTGAGGACAGTAACCACCACAAAAGAATCTTTGTTGATTATCTCTCCTAGTGTTGTCGACATGGACGCCTATGACAAGACACTCTACTCCAAGATGTTCCCCAACGGGAAATGCTTTCCACCAATATCAGATTCTCCATTCTGCTCGACCAATCATGATTATACATTATGGCTTCCCGAAAAAGAGAAGCTTAGCATGTCCTGCAATATATTTGTCTCCAGTAAGGGGAAGAAAGCAACAAAGGACGGTAGATTGTGCGGATTTGTCGATGAAAGAGGACTGTACAAGTCTCTCAAAGGGGCATGTAAATTGAAGTTATGTGGGATGGCAGGCATGAGGCTGATGGACGGGTCTTGGGTGTCCCTACAAAGGGCAGATGCCCCTGAGTGGTGTCCCCCCGGTGCTCTTGTTAATGTGCACGATTTTCATTCAGACGAGATAGCCCACTTTGTTGTTGAGGAGCTAATAAAGAAACGAGAAGAATGCTTGGACACCTTAGAGACCATCCTCACCACTAAGTCTATAAGCTTTAGGCGTCTGAGCCATTTCAGAAAGCTGGTGCCTGGTCTAGGGAAGGCATATACTCTAATAAACAACACCTTGATGGAAGCTGAAGCTCACTATAAGTCTATTAGGGAATGGAAAGAAATTATTCCATCTAAAGGTTGTTTGAAGGCGGGGGGGCGTTGTCATCCTCACTATGATGGGATCTTTTTCAATGGGATAATTCTCGGTCCGAACGGAGATGTGCTCATCCCAGAGATGCAATCGTCCCTGCTTCAGCAACACATAGAGTTGTTGGAGTCATCTATGATTCCTCTTAGACACCCTCTGGCTGATTCTTCTGCTATATTCAGGAGTGATAATGAGGCTGAGGACTTTGTAGATGTTCATCTTCCTGATACACAAAAACAAGTGTCAGATATAGATTTGGGCTTTCCGGAATGGAAGCGCTATTTCTTGATAGGGGTCTCTGCAATTGCCTTGTTCTCTCTAGCAATAATAATAGCTGTTTGTTGTAGAAAGTTCAAGAGAAGGAAGAGGCCCAAACCAGGCCCAATTGAGTTGGTGAGGAAAGTTTCCGTTACTTCCCAAAGTGGAAAGGTGGTCCCGTCTTGGGAGTCCTACAAAGAGGGTGCCACAAGTCAACCTTAACAATTCACTGTGTGTATAATCGGTTGAGGTGGCTGGATCCTCCTCATCATATTCATATCAGGGTCCTAAAACCATCATTTCACTTGACCATTTTGCAGGTGATAGCCTTTGTGAACCAAATATTGTGGTGAATCAACGACCTGACAATTGCTTTCTGACAGGTGTAGTGTCATTCCCTACGGTGAAAGTGAACATGTCAGAACACTGTGATTCGTGCTCTCCGGAGATTGGCATGGGATCACATTTGCATAAGATGCCGGTGCTTCCAGTGATCCAAATTGCGCAGCTTGGTGGTGTTATGCTGAGATAATACTAGTAGGATGATTCTAGTCGGCAATCCATAAGAATCATACAGATCTGCTTCGCACTAACTGTCCCATCTCTCAAGCTTGAATAAAACCTCACCCTAGATCTCCTCTGAATGGAATTGTAAGACAGGAAGAATCATCTTCATAAATCTGGGATTATAAACATGGACAAAAAAGGCGGTACACAAGGTTAGAATATCATGAAAAAAACATGACATGTGTAAAGACCTAACACCCCTCCTTCATAATAACCTCTCCAACATGATTGAGTCTACTGAGGTTTATGACGACCCGGTAGACCCTGTAGAGCCCGATGTTGACATTAGAAACAACTCTGTTGTACCTAACATTCTGAGAAACTCTGACTACAACTTGAACTCTCCACTCTTAGAAGACCCTTCCCGACTCATGTTGGACTGGCTTATCACCGGGAATAAACCTTGTCGATTGAATCTAACAGACAACCTGTTCAGGTCCTATAAAGTCTTGAGGAGCTATTTCAAGAAAATTGATATAGGCTCCCTAAAAGTGGGAAGTCTCGGTGCACAGTCCATGACAACTCTATGGCTACATGGATCACATGCAGAGTCGACCAGGAGCAGAAAATGTCTATCTGACCTTTCTCAGTTTTACAAAAAATCCTCCCCAATAGAAATCCTTCTGAACTATACATTGGAGAATCGAGGGCTCCAAACCCCGGCCGAGGGAGTCCTATCTAGCCTAAACAAAGTCCATTATGATCAGGCGTTTGGACGCTATCTAGGAAATACCTACTCTGCTTATTTGTTTTTCCATGTCATCATATTATACATGAATGCACTGGACTGGGATGAAGAGAAGACTATCCTGGCGTTGTGGAAGGACATTGCATCCATAGATGTCAAGAATGATCTAGTTAAATTCAGGGATCAGATCTGGGGATCCCTAGTTGTAACCAAAGATTTCGTGTATTCCCAGAGTGCCAATTGTCTTTTCGACAGAAATTACACCCTAATGCTCAAAGACCTGTTTCTTTCAAGATTTAACTCACTTCTGATCTTGCTGTCCCCTCCAGAATTTAGGTATTCCGATGATCTGGTTTCTACCTTATGTCAGCTTTACATAGCAGGGGATAAGGTCCTAGCATCGTGTGGCAATTCCGGATATGATGTCATCAAGATGTTAGAGCCTTACATTGTTAACAAGCTGGTGCAAAGGGCAGAGAGCTTCAGGCCTCTTATCCACTCTTTAGGAGACTTCCCTCAATTTATCCGAGACAAGACAACCCAGTTGGAAGGGATCTTTGGCCCCAGAGCAAGGGAGTTCTTTCAGACTATGGACCTGCTAGACAACATACACGACCTCGTCTTCACCTATGGTTGTTATAGACATTGGGGGCACCCCTATATTGATTACAGGAAGGGGCTCTCCAAACTCTATGACCAGGTTCATGTAAAGAAGGTGATAGATCAACACTACCAGGAGTGTCTAGCAAGTGATTTGGCCAAAAGGATCCTCCGGTGGGGGTTTGATAAGTACTCACGTTGGTATTTAGATCAAGAACTCTTGCCCAAAGATCACCCTTTGACTCCCTATGTGAAGACCCAGACATGGCCTCCCAAACATGTAGTTGATCTAATTGGTGATTCCTGGCACAATCTCCCGATCACTCAATTGTTTGAAATCCCAGAGTCTATGGATCCCTCTGAAATTCTAGATGATAAATCCCACTCTTTTACCAGGACAAAGTTGGCCTCTTGGCTTTCAGAAAATAGGGGTGGTCCAGTTCCCAGTGAGAAAGTCATCATCACGGCACTGTCTAGGCCCCCCGTCAATCCTAGAGAGTTCCTCAGGTCTATAGATGTGGGGGGGCTGCCCGACGATGACCTAATCATTGGCTTAAAGCCCAAGGAAAGGGAGCTCAAAGTAGAGGGGAGATTCTTCGCACTGATGTCTTGGAACCTTCGACTTTACTTTGTAATCACGGAAAAGCTCCTAGCAACTTACATTTTGCCCCTGTTTGATGCATTGACTATGACAGACAACCTGAACAAAGTTTTTAAGAAGCTCATAGATAGGGTGACAGGCCAAGGTTTATTAGATTACTCCAGAGTAACCTATGCATTCCACTTAGACTATGAGAAGTGGAACAATCATCAGAGATTGGAATCAACAAAAGATGTCTTTTCAGTTCTTGATAAGGCATTCGGACTCAAGAGGGTGTTCTCAAGAACACACGAATTCTTCCAAAAATCCTGGATTTATTATTCTGATAGATCAGACTTGATAGGTATGTGGAAGGACCAAATTTATTGTCTGGACATGAGCAACGGACCGACATGTTGGAATGGGCAGGATGGGGGACTAGAGGGCTTAAGGCAAAAGGGATGGAGTCTGGTCAGCCTACTAATGATTGATAGAGAGTCTCAAACTAGGAACACTCGGACTAAGATTCTCGCACAGGGGGACAATCAGGTCTTATGCCCGACGTATATGTTGTCATCAGGGTTGACCAAAGAGGGTCTTCTTTATGAGCTAGATAGTATCTCAAGAAACGCCATCTCCATATATAGGGCCATCGAAGATGGGGCCTCGAAACTGGGACTCATCATCAAAAAAGAGGAGACAATGTGCAGTTACGACTTTCTCATTTATGGGAAAACCCCGTTGTTCAGAGGAAACATATTGGTGCCAGAATCCAAAAGATGGGCTCGAGTGTCTTGCATATCTAACGACCAGATAGTCAACTTGGCAAACATCATGTCTACCGTGTCAACAAATGCCCTGACTGTGGCCCAACACTCTCAGTCTTTGGTTAAGCCAATGAGAGACTTTCTACTTATGTCTGTTCAGGCTGTCTTTCACTATCTCTTGTTCAGCCCTATACTGAAAGACAGAGTGTATAAGATCCTAGTAGCGGATGGGAATGAATTTCTGCTGGCTATGTCCAGGATTGTGTACCTGGATCCGTCCTTAGGAGGAGTCTCAGGGATGTCGCTAGGGCGATTTCACATTCGCCAATTTTCTGATCCGGTGTCAGAAGGGTTAGCATTTTGGAGGGAGATCTGGTTGAGTTCTAACGAACCTTGGATCCATTCTCTGTGTCAGGAAGCAGGAAACCCTGACCTTGGTGATAGAAGTTTGGAGAGCTTTACTAGACTCTTAGAAGACCCGACAACCCTAAACATCAGGGGAGGTGCTAGCCCTACCATTCTGTTAAAAGAGGCAATCAGGAAAGCTCTATATGAAGAAGTCGACAAGGTGGAAAACTCGGAGTTTAGAGAGGCGATCTTACTGTCCAAGACTCATAGGGATAACTTCATACTTTTCTTGAAGTCAGTGGAGCCCCTCTTTCCCCGGTTCCTCAGCGAATTGTTTAGCTCCTCATTCTTGGGAATACCAGAATCTATAATAGGCTTAATCCAGAATTCCCGGACAATTAGGCGACAATTTAGGAGAAGTTTGTCTAGGGCTTTAGAAGAATCCTTCTTTAACTCAGAGATTCACGGAGTCAACCGAATGACTCAAGTTCCACAAAGGATAGGGCGAGTATGGGCATGCTCTGCAGAGCGTGCTGATCAACTGCGAGAGATATCTTGGGGAAGAAAAGTAGTTGGGACAACAGTGCCTCACCCCTCTGAGATGATTGCTCTCATCCCCAAATCATCAATCTCATGCACATGCAGCCAGTCAGGAGAAGCCAATCCTCGAATCTCTGTATCAGTCTTGCCATCTTTTGACCAGTCATATTTTTCACGAGGACCTCTGAAGGGGTATCTGGGTTCCTCCACCTCCATGTCGACCCAACTATTCCATGCATGGGAGAAAGTGACCAATGTGCATGTCGTGAAAAGGGCACTATCTCTCAAGGAATCAATCAACTGGTTCATTACCAGAGACTCGAACCTTGCTCAGACGTTGATTAAAAACATTGTATCCTTGACTGGGCCCACATTTCCCCTTGAAGAGGCTCCTGTATTTAAGCGAACTGGATCTGCCCTCCATCGTTTCAAATCAGCTAGATACAGTGAGGGAGGTTATTCCTCTATATGCCCCAACTTGTTGTCGCATATTTCAGTCAGTACAGACACCATGTCAGACCTTACCCAAGACGGAACCAACTTCGACTTTATGTTCCAGCCTCTCATGCTTTACGCACAGACATGGACATCCGAGCTGGTACAGAAAGATCTGCGTCTTAAAGACTCTACTTTTCACTGGCACCTCAGGTGCTTGAAATGTATAAGGCCAATAGACGACGTGATTTTAGAGACTCCTCAAGTCTTCGTCTTCCCTGATGTATCAAAAAGAATATCTCGGATGGTGTCGGGAGCAGTTCCCCAATTTAGAAAACTCCCTGATATAACTCTAAAACCTGGAAAGTTTGATGCCCTGAAAGGGAAGGAGAAGTCACAGCACATAGGAACAGCACAGGGTCTCCTTTATTCCATATTGGTTGCCACACATGACTCAGGGTATAATGATGGAACGATATTTCCTGTTAACATCTATGGCAAGGTGTCTCCCAGGGATTACTTGAGGGGGTTGGCCAGGGGTGTTTTGATTGGATCTTCTATATGCTTTCTCACAAGAATGACCAACATCAACATAAACAGACCCCTGGAGCTGATTTCCGGGGTCATCTCATACATTCTTTTAAGGTTGGACAATCACCCTTCTTTATATGTCATGCTAAAAGAGCCATCCTTGAGATCTGAGATCTTCTCTATTCCCCAGAAAGTGCCTGCTGCCTACCCCACCACCATGAAAGAGGGTAACCGATCAGTTCTGTGTTATCTGCAACATGTCCTCCGATATGAGAGGGAGGCAATCACAGCTTCTCCGGAAAATGATTGGCTCTGGATATTCTCAGATTTCAGAAGTATAAAGATGACCTATCTGACATTAATCACCTACCAATCCCACATTTTACTTCAGAGGGTAGAGAAGAACTTGTCCAAACAGATGAGGGTCAAGCTTCGACAACTCAACTCACTTATGAGACAGGTGCTTGGAGGCCATGGGGAAAGTACACTAGACTCTGATGAAGATATACAGAGTTTATTAAGAGACTCTCTGAGGAGGACAAAATGGGTAGATCAAGAAGTTCGACACGCAGCAAAGACGATGACGTGTGAGTATAGTCCCAGTAAGAAGGTGTCTAGGAAAGCTGGGTGTTCAGAGTGGATATGCTCTGCACAGCAAGTCGCAATCTCAACCTCATCAAATCCTGCACCAGTCTCTGAAATGGACGTGAGGGCACTCTCCAAGAAGCTCCAAAACCCTCTTATCTCTGGCCTAAGGGTAGTTCAGTGGGCGACAGGTGCACATTACAAACTCAAGCCCATTTTGGATGACCTAGACTTCTATCCCACACTCTGCCTGGTTGTGGGTGATGGCTCTGGGGGGATATCTCGGGCAGTTCTGAGCATGTTCCCTGACGCCAAATTGGTCTTTAACAGTCTATTAGAGGTGAATGATTTGATGGCCTCTGGGACACACCCCTTACCACCCTCTGCCTTGATGAGTGGAGGGGAGGACATCATCTCAAGAGTGATAGACTTTGACTCCATCTGGGAGAAGCCCTCAGATCTGCGGAACACGTCTACATGGAGGTACTTTCAGTCTGTCCAACAGTCTATCAACATGTCTTATGACTTGATCATCTGCGATGCAGAAGTGACTGATATTCATTCTGTGAATAAGATAACCTTGCTGATGTCTGATTTCTCACTTTCCATTAACGGTCCTCTTAACTTGATTTTCAAAACCTATGGAACCATGCTGGTCAACCCGGAATACAAGGCCATCCAACACTTATCACGGGCTTTTCCATCTGTGACTGGGTACATCACCCAGATGACATCGTCCTTTTCATCTGAGTTGTATCTGAAGTTCTCCAAGCGAGGGAAGTTTTTTAGAGATCCGGAATATTTGACATCGTCCACGTTGAGGGAGATGAGCCTAGTCCTTTTCAATTGTAGCAGCTCAAAGAGTGAGATGCTAAGGGCCCGATCATTAAACTATCAAGATCTAGTAAGAGGATTTCCAGAAGAGATAATTTCAAATCCTTACAACGAAATGATAATAACTCTCATAGACAATGACGTCGAGTCATTTCTCGTTCATAAGATGGTTGATGACCTTGAACTGCAAAGAGGGTCATTCTCCAAAATGTCTATTATAGTCACTATCATGTTGGTGTTTTCCAACAGAGTCTTCAATGTGTCCAAGCCGTTGAATGACCCCAAGTTTTACCCTCCATCAGACCCAAAAATATTGAGGCACTTCAATATATGCTGTGGAACTCTGATATACTTGTCCACCGCATTGGGGGATGTTCTCAACTTCGCACGACTTCATGAGTTATACAATAACCCTGTGACCTATTACTTCAAAAAGCAGATTTTAGGAGGAAGGATGTATCTTTCATGGAGTTGGGCAGATAACACTCCTATTTTCAAGAGGGTTGCATGCAACTCCAGTCTGAGTCTCTCGTCCCATTGGATAAGATTGATTTATAAAATTGTGAAGACTACAAGGTTAATCGGGAATGCTCATGATCTCTCCAAGGAAGTTGAGAGACACTTGAGGAGTTACAATAGATGGATCAATTTCAATGATCTGAGATCTAGATCATCTCTATTAGACTATAGTTGTCTATGACAAATTTAAAATCAATATCTTGCTATGCCGATTCCTGTCATTCAATAGGGCGTGAAAAAAACTTATCCGACAGTCAGCATTTCTACATTCTTGACTTATTTTATGTCTTCTTTGTTGTTTTTGTTAAGCGT